TTATTGTAATTATTTTCATCCAAATTAAAAAATCTAGAATATAGTGGATTGTAATTTTGAATAGCTGAAAAGCCATTTTTTTCTAAATAACTAAACAAGGAAGAGTTATTGTTCTTTTTATAAAACAAGTCAAACATTAAAGAATGTATATAAGATTTTTATTTTAATTAAACTAATTTATGCGTAAAAAAATTTAAAAAATAAGTAAAATATTTATTTATAACATTATGAATTTAGAATTGAAGAAATTTGATATGAAAAGTATATCATTCAAGCCTAATGAGAACAAGGGTCCAGTTATAGTATTAATTGGTCGTCGTGACACTGGTAAATCATTTTTAGTAAGAGATTTATTATATTATCATCAGGATATTCCTATAGGAACAGTAATATCTGGAACAGAAGCAGGTAATGGGTTTTATGGTAAACTAGTACCTAAATTGTTTATTCATGATGAATATAATACTGCTATTATTGAAAATATTTTAAAAAGACAAAAAATTGTAATGAAACAGGTAAAAAAAGAAACAGAAGCATATGGTAGATGTTCTATAGACCCTAGAACTTTTGTTATTTTAGATGACTGTCTATATGATAATACTTGGGCTAGAGATAAGTTAATGAGATTACTTTTTATGAATGGAAGACATTGGAAGGTAATGCTTATTATTACAATGCAATATCCTTTAGGAGTACCTCCAAATCTTAGAACAAATATTGATTACACTTTTATTTTAAGAGAACCGTATGTATCTAATAGAAAAAGAATTTTTGAAAATTTTGCAGGTATGTTTCCAACATTTGAAAGTTTTTGTCAAGTTATGGACCAGTGTACGGAAAATTATGAGTGCTTGGTTGTTGCAAATAATGCAAAATCAAATAAATTAGTAGACCAAATTTTCTGGTATAAAGCGTCTGCTCACAGAGATTTTAAACTTGGTTCCAAGGAGTTTTGGGAAATGTCAAAAGGGCTTGACTCTGATGATGACGATGGTGTAGATTTTAATCCTAATTCTGGTAAAAAAGGGCCTGTTATAAATGTAAAAAAAAGTAAATGGTAAATTATCATAAAAAATTTTTTAAATGATAATTTAATTAATTAAATACCAGCGGACATCCGTTAGAATCTAGAACTCGTCCTTCTGTTGCTATCTGAACTATACCAATTATCCAAAATACAATAACAACAATAGCCCACGCACACACTCCACAACTAGTAGCACATTTCATAAACGATTCTTTATCATTTAATGGAGCAAGGTCCTCTGATTTATTACAACAGCATAAACAGCAAACGGATGCAATTATGATAAAACAACAACCTCCAAAGAATACACCCATATACATTCCAAATATATCCCACCTTCCCATATTACCAAATCCAGAACCAAACATTCCTGTAACTGGAATAGCTTGTAAAATCAATGGACCTGTATGGTCTATTCCTGATTTTTTACATTTACCCAAATCATTATCAAATTCATAACATTTCTTGGCAATACAATAATCTCTATTTTCATATTGTTCTAAACAGGGATATGGACAAACACATTTTGTTGGTAACCCTGAGCAATTAAATCTTTGTTCAGTTGAAACATCTTGGGAATTTAATACGCGTAATCCTTCACCATCTACCAATACAGGCGATAGAAGACTTGCGAACAATAGAGTAACAATAAGCATATTTATAGATGCGAGTAAAGAACTAGACATAATAGGACTAATCTATTGAGAATCTTACAAATTATTTTCAATTTTCAAATTAAAAATGCAAATAAGCTTCTCTGATATTTCTTTACTTGGGATAGCTTCTCCTTTTTCTAATTTCATAAAATCATCCTTTTTTATATCAAGTTTATGACACATATCTTCAACACTTAGTTTATTAAGTAATCTTAATTTTAATATAATATTACCTGTTTCTCGTGATTCGTTTGCAAAAAAATGCGTATCTGAGTCAGGAGATAATATTTTTGGAGAAATTTTATTAAAAACATTTTTTTGTAATTGATTATCTGTTGTTATTCTTGGCAGCATTAAATAAATATATAATCATTTTTCTATATTACTTCAATTTGTTTAAATTTACCTCCGCCTAGACTTTTGTCTAACTCTACTTCTTTATTTTTACGAGCTATTATTTCGGTTATTTTACAATTATGACTTTCAGGTGTTCTGTGTTTTGGACAAAAGGTCTTACCACATTTACATATAATACATAAATCAACCGCAGATAGTTTTTTTTTACATCGTTTTCCATCTAATCTACAGTGACACCTTGGAACCTTTTTTTTTGTTTTTTTTTCTTCTTGATTTTGAGACTCTTGATTTTCCATATTATAATATATTCAATAAAAAATATATTATATTAATATTTTATTTCAATTTTATTAATCTTTATTATCATCAGTCTTTTCATTAATTTCTACCTTTACATTCTCCTTTTTATCATTATCATTGTTAAAAAGTCCTCTATCAATAGCATTCTGAAGAGCTGCTCCTCTTGGAACATTATCACCTTCAAATAACTCCTTACGAATATCTGCTGATGTTACTTCGTCTTTACCACCTAGAACACTTTCAATTGTATTATTAACACCAACGAGTTGTCCATCTTTATTAATATTCTGTGTAAGTTTATTTCCAGTTTCTTTGGCAATCTTTTTGTTTTCCTTAATAGCTTCGCGTTTAGCTTCTAGTACTCGTTTTTCGAATTCAGTTTTGGCAGCAGCTTCATTTTTATTTTTTTCATTCATAAGTTGGTTAAGTTCATCTTCTAGATATTCAACGCGACCTGTTTTATAAGCCTCTGGTTCCCAAGGAATCCAATTACCTACCGGACCAACATATATATCATGATTTGGGTCAACTTCTCTTAAAAGCTTGCATCTTAGTTCTGCTTCTTCTTGAGTAGAATAAACTCCTCTAATTTTTAATCCTCTTGTGCTAGTTTGAAAAGCATTTTCAGCGTTAAATTCATCTTCTAACCTCTCTTCATTAGCGTCTAAAAAATTCTTATACTCGTCTCTAACATAATTACTAGTAAATGTTTCTTTTTCACTCTTGGTATACTCTTGAAAATCTTTCATTACATCATCAAAATTAATTGAATATTTATATGATAAGAAATTTAAGAATTGTGAAAACTTCTGAACACTCTTTGTAAAATCATAATGTTTTAGGAATTCCTGAAATAAAAAATGATTTTTTTGCACTAAAATGTTTTCTGGGCTTACAAAACTCAAACAAGCAAATTTTTGTCCCGAAATAGGTTTATCCTCTTCTAATAAGTCAACATATTTAGGATTTGGTGTTCCATCAGTATTTTTTTGATATGTGCAACCGGGTTTTGACATATTATAATATTTTAACAAGTTTCATATTTAAGTTTTAATTTTAATATATATTTTTTTCTTAATATTATTTATAATGCTTCAAAAGTTAGCACAGATGTTAGATTTAGGAGAACTCGTACGCAGAGCAGTTAAGTACCTTGTTGAAGGTGTTATGGTTGCTATTGCCGCTTATGCAATCCCTAAGAAATCTCTTAACCTTGATGAAGTTGCTCTTATTGCATTAACAGCAGCTGCAACTTTCTCAATCCTTGATACATATGTTCCATCTATGGCCGTTTCCGCTCGAAGTGGTGCTGGCTTTGGTATCGGCGCAAATCTTGTTGGTTTCCCCCGTATGTAAATAAAATAAATAATTAATAAATTTACTATTTATTTTATATTGTTGGAACAAATTCCCATTGTAATTCTTTACAAATTTTTTTCCATATTTCATCTTGTTCAATTCTCTTTACTGGGTCTTTTAACATAGGAAAAAATGGTAAAAATGTTTTTTCATCTAGTAATTCACACATTTTATATAGAACATAATAGTAATTTAAAAAATTAACTCTATCATCTGGACAATGTTTAGCATAAGGCATTTGTATTTCCATAAATAAATTACATAATTTTTCTTCTAATTCAGGACTCATTATAGGTGGTCTAATTCCCAATTTATCTTTTATAAAAGGTATATGTTCGTAGTATTTATTATAACCTAATTTCTTAAGAATATCCTTTGCTTTTTTATTTGTCATTTGTTTTAATGTAATTCTTTCTTTTTTAATTTGATTTTTAATATTAGTTAAAACTTCATCAGGTATTTGTGTTGTTTCTTTCGCTTGAAACTGTGCCAATATTTCTCTAAAATGATTAATTCTCTTATATGCATAAAAACAAACCTCTTTAGGTGGTTCTTTATAACTAGGTTTTTCATGTTCAACTAAAAATTGTTTTTGAATACCGCATTTATTACAAATCACTAGTCCCTTATAATCTACTTGTATCCATTCTCCACCACAATGTTCGCAAATTTCATAATTAATTGTATAATTATTAATATTTAAATGACCTTCATCTAAATTGATTAAATACTTGTTTATACTTGTTTCATCAATCTTTTTCTTTTCTATTTTTTTATTTGGATTAAAAAAAGAATGTAGTATCTTTTTTTTATTTATATCTATTCCCTCAGACATTTTCTTTTTCTTCTCAAAATATTCAAAGATAATACCTGAATTCTCTAATAAATATTCTTTTTTTTGTTTTTTTAATTCACTAATTTTTTTCCTAATTTCATTTATCTGGTCTTGAATTTCTAATTTATCTTCTATATTTTTAGTTATCTTTAATTTTTTCTTTAGTAATTTTTTTGTTTCTTTTAATTGTGGAATTTTTTTTGTATCGATATTAGTAAATTCCGCCATTTTTTCATTATGTTTACTGTCTAATGTTACATTTGCATTTTTTTTGACCTTAATTTTTTTATTAGCCTTTGGCTTAAAATTAGGCATAATATATTATAATAATCAAAATATATTTAATTTAAAATTTACTTAAATTGATAAATCGTTATATTTTTGTTTCGATTATCTAAGAACTAATATATGGATGTTGATATAAATATTGATACAAATAATATGAAAATAGACTGTATTATGTTACAAAAGATGATATTTATATACAATGCTTTAGAAAAAGGTTGGGCGATAAAGAAAAAAAACAATGCTTATGTTTTTACAAAAAATCATGAAGGTAAGAAAGAGGTTATGTTAGAAGATTATTTGAAACGATTTATGATGGAAAATTTAGATATTAGTAAAATTAAATAAATTAATTAATTAATTAAATAAATAATTAATTTACAAAATTTTTTTTTCTTTAGCAATATTATAAAATGGGTGGAGGACTCATGCAGCTCGTAGCTTATGGCGCACAAGATGTTTACCTTACAGGTAACCCACAGATTACCTTCTGGAAGGTAACCTACCGTCGTCACACTAACTTCGCAATGGAATCTATTGAACAGACTTTCAACGGACAGGCTGATTTCGGTCGCCGTGTCCAGTGCACTATCTCCAGAAACGGAGACCTTGCATACCGCACATACCTTCAGGTTACACTCCCTGAAATCAACCAAAACGATAACCCAACATCAACTGGTTCCGTTTTTGCCCGCTGGCTTGACTGCCCAGGTGAGCAGATGATTTCTATGGTTGAGGTTGAGATTGGTGGCCAGCGCATCGACCGTCAGTATGGTGACTGGATGCACATCTGGAACCAGCTTACTCTCACCAGTGAGCAGGAGGCCGGATACCACAAGATGGTTGGACAGACCAGCCAGCTTACATACCTTACCGACCCCGCTTTCGCTAATGTCGCCACCGCTTGTGGTGCCGCCAATGTCCCTGAGGCCGTCTGCGCTCCACGCAACGCCCTTCCAGAGACCACACTCTATGTTCCACTTCAGTTCTGGTTCTGCCGCAACCCTGGTCTTGCACTTCCTCTTATTGCTCTTCAGTATCACGAAGTCAAGATTAACATCGAAATCCGCCCTCTCGATGAGTGCCTTTTCGCTGTCCAGAGTGTTGATGTCGCAGGATCTGGCTCTAACAACCGCAAGGTGACCAACGCTTACGCCAAGTCCCTTGTTGCCGCCTCTCTCTACGTCGACTACGTCTTCCTTGACACCGAC